AGTATTTGTAGAAGCGTTAATAGTAGTAAAACTTAAAGCATCTACTATAAATTCATTCAAGCTATTTACTTGAGGATATACTATTAACTGTACACTCATTAGGATGTATGTGTTTTTTGTGTTTTATTTCTTTCTAATTCAAAAGTGTATTGCATAAGTTTATCATTTGCTATTGTTTTTCTAACATAGCTTGATGTAGTTACTAATACGGGTTCTACATATTTATTTGTGATTGTATTATAAGGAGCGGATTCAGTAGAATCAAATCCATTTAATATATAAACATCTTGACTGTTTATCAGTTCCTCAAACCATACTGCATCTGCTTCTGTTACAAAATCAGTATTCACAGATATTCTTTCAGTTGAATTTACTCTAAAGTTTTTCTTGCCACCTTTATATCCATCTATTCTATAAGTGCTGTCATTCCATGTTCCTTTCATTTGAGTGTAGGTAGTTCTATTTGTTGAGGTAGATCTAACTGACTTCATAGTGAATGTATAGTAATCCCAAGCACCCCATTGATTCAACCAAGTAAGTCGGATGCTTTCATATTCTTTAGCATTAGGGCAATTTACATGAATAGTATATATCTGCTGGCTAGTACCTCCAACTGTTTCTGCTTGTACCGTATAATATCCTCCCTGTATAGTTCCAGCAGTTACAAGCGCTCTAAATGTTGAACTCCAATTTCTTAAATTTCCAGGAAAAATACCTGCAAATAAATATTTAACATAAGCAACTCCAGATTGAGGGTAGCCACTTTGACCGCCCTGAGTCCAACTTTGGTACATATCTTGCGATCCTAGGTCAACTCCTGCACTATTATAATAAGTAAAAGTTAACAGTTCCACCCTGTCAGTAGCATTAGGTAAGAAATTTAAAAATGCAACAGTTCCATAATCATCAATGTTTGCATATTGAGTAGTAGGTGCGTTAGTTAAGAATTTAGAGTTGGCAGTTGAGCTTCCTGCATAAAATAAATTAGCATCTAAGTCAAAACCATAATTATCTCCAGCAATTAATGCTCCACTCCCAGCACTTATTCTTCCTAAAGTTAAATAATTTTCTTGCTGCAAAACTCCATTGAAGAATGTGTATTGTATAGAGTTTACAGTATTGCCTGTGGCAGTTCTTATTACTACAGGAGATGTTGGTGTATCTGCACTCTCTACTTTAAATTGAATTGCAAAATATTTAATTCCATTTACATGTCTAGCGTAGTGGTCTATTACATGTATTGGATGGGGCGTTTGTTCTGTATAAAGTATATCCTTATAACTACTCCGATACAATCCTTTATTTGTAGAACTCACATAGCTTTCTAATAAAGGCTGAAAGTCAAATATTCCCACCCCTGCATTATTAGGAGTTGTTTTAAAAGTAGCAACTAAATTATCTGCAACAGAAAGATTGATTGGCAAATCACTAACATGGACTTCTGCTAGATATTTAACATTGAATCTGTTTTGCGTTTGGAAAGTGTTTTCTACTGTAAATACGATCTGCTGCCCTACTGGCAGGACATCATATAACGGTGTTTGTCTTATATATGTGGACATTTATTTTTATTTTGTAAAGGTTGTTAAATAGCTTTTTATATCTTCTGTAAATACGCTTAAAAAATCATGTTGTAATTTGTCGTACCATAAGCCTAAAGGTTTTTGAAAGAAGCTCAAACTTTTAATTCCATCTCTTTTTATTTTTCTACTTATTAAGTAAGCAAATGCAGATATATATTGCCCTGTATTTTTAGATCTGCCTCTACCGAATCCTTTAGGTTTTATTCCTTTTCTTTTAATCCATTTAGAAAGAATATCAATAGGAGGTCCTTTTGTAGTATAGCTATAAGGGCTTGACATTTTAGTTCCTTTGTAATCTTGAAAAGATTGTTTTTTCTTGTTTCCTGAAACTCCTTTGTCTAAAAAAGTACCATAATCTGCCATATAGAATTTAGTGCTAAAACCATCAGGTGTTTTGATTACTTTAACTCTAATTGACTTCCCTAAAGCAGTATCACCTTTTTGTGAAGCTAAAAGTTTTCTAGAATCATCAACAACATTCTTGCCAAAGCTGTTTAAGTACCTTTCTATATTATCGGTTTTCATTACTCAGCAATCCCTACAAATAACTCGACTCTTGGATTGTAAGAAGCTCCTACAGGTTTAACTTGCAAAGAAGCTATATCTTCCATTGTTCCAAAGCTAGGACTTGTATCACCTTCACCTAATGCAATTGCAGCTCCTTGTGATAAGATATGAGAATTTCCTGCAGTTATTGTTACTTGATAATTAGAAGCTGTTGTAACTATTGCTAATTCTATTTCTGCATTGTCATCTAAGTTTGTTACTCGGATATATTTTGTTCTATCTACATCTATTGCTCCTGCTGAAGTATGTGGACTTGCTGCAAAAGTTGCTATTGTAGTAGTTTGAGAATGCGCACAAGTTACTATTCTCTCTAGTACATCCCCTATTCCTGTTGTTGTTACTATATTACTAGATCCTCGGATACTCCCATTAAGAGTGACGCTGTCTGTAATTGTTGTTGTTAAATCTGCCATATTTTAAAATTTAATTGTTATTTTGAAAAAACCTATTTCTATTATATATTTACCTAATTTGAATTTCATTAATATCCTGCTCCTGCATCTGTTACAGGTATCACGCAAGTATCAAAGTCATTCATTACTCTTACTCCTATTTGAAACACCCATCCACAACAAAGATTGTCAAACCTTTCTTGAAAAGGCTCTATTGTAAATTGATCTTGTGTAAAGTATAATGGTGCATTTATATTATTAGTACCTTCTGCTGATTGCCTTGAACTATGTCTTAGCATTCCAATGAAGTCAGTACATATTTCCAGCGTTTGATTGAATACTTCTTGTTCATTGTTTTTCATATCAACTAGCTTAGTCAATAGCTCATGTTGCTTAGTTTGCCAATCTGATTTCTCACTTACCATGTCCATAATGAACAGTTGGAAGTTATATACTAATTCTGATTCTCCTGTTGTTACACTAACTGGATTTATGTGGAGTAAAGGAAACTTCTCCATCTTTTCCAAGTTGATGTCGTATATATCTCCAACAGAAACAGTAGAGATTTGCTCATGATACTGTCCTAATCTGATTAGTGTATTTACTACGTTGTTATATGTCTTATTGCTGACTGCCATGTTTTACTTTATTTTGTGAGTTTAAATCTATTTCATAACTTAGCCAAGTTAAGCATTCTAACAAGCTAAGATTTGTTATTCTTTCTAAATTGACTATCTCCCCATTTGTCAATCTGTACATCACTCCGAACCAACCCCATTTTTCGGCGAAGGATTCTGATGCAATTGCTGATTCATTTCCTTCATCTGTTGAATCAAAACAGATGGCAAAGTCGTTAGCAATCCTTTCCCTAAATTGTAAAAAAAAACCAGCGCATTTTGCACTTGCTGAGCTGACATCTTTTTCATCTGTTCGGCTCTTATTCTTATATTGCCATCATAAGCCTCAATAGTATAGACTCCATTCTCTCCTTTCTCTACAATCGGTCTATATAGTATTGCCATCACTTCTGGTAAGCTTTTCTCTACATCATTCTTGATAAAAGTTTCCAAATCTGCATATTCACCTAAACTAATTTCATTTAAATCTGGATGGAAAGCATATTCTTTTCCTTCTATTTCAATTATCTTTTTAAAAGAACTACCTTGCTCCTGTTGTAATTCTGAGATCTTACTCATCATTACAGCTACATCTCTTAAAGCTAATTCATCAATCAACTTTTTAGGAATATCTGACAAAGCAGCTATTGTTTCTTTTGCTTCTTCTGCCTTACTCTTTGATGAAAACTCAATCAGCTTTAGCCATGACTCTAGTGTTACATCACTCCACTTGCTGATTAACTTGAATTGCTTTGTTTTTCCTTGCTTCTTAATCTTTACCTTCATCTAATATATAATAGAAAAGTTAATAATTTAGTTTATTGTTAGTTTACTGAACAAAATACCTTCCTGCATTTGGATTGTCTAAGTGGTAAATAATGTTATATCTCGCAGAATCTATTGCATGATTGTAATTATCCACATACAACTTTGATCCTTTATCTGCATATACATAATTGTTCATTTCTTTGGCTATGTTAGTAGATTCAGGACTTACTATTAATTCATAATCTTGCATTCTAGTTATACCGCTTTCAATAGTTCCTTTTTTAACTGGCTTTATGTTTACTCCTAAATGCTTTAAATCTGCTATAAGTCTTGGTTCTGCTGAATCGGCAATAATGAGTTTATCATTTACTTTACTTAATATAATCTCAGCAAGTTGATTAGACTTTAATCCATTCTGATAGATATGTTCTTTTAAATAGATCTTACGCTTAGACTTATCAATAGCCACTTCTGTAAGTGAATCAGGATCTATTGAGAATCCAAAGTCCATACCACAAGAAGTTTGTAAGCCATCAGGATTAAATTCTCCAAATATCCAATTCTCAAATACAACCCCTTCTGCTTTGTCTAACCATCCACCAAGTATTTTATGCTCATACTTTTTAAAGTTCCTATGCTTTATAGTCTTAATACGGTCTAGGAAGCTCGTAGAGAGGTTTTCTATGTTGTCTAGGTATGTACTGTGTATGTAGCACACATTGTCTTTAAAGCCATTAAAACCAGCCTCAACACCTTTGTCTTGAAAGAACCTATTATAGATCCAATGTTCTTTTGTAACTGGATTCAATATTAAGATGATTCTGTTCTGCACACCTTTCTCTCTAATACTTAAATCAATAGTATCAAATATATCCTCATCAATTAATTCCTCAGCTTCATCAAGAACCCAAGTGCTTATTCCTTGTAATGATTTAAGACTGGCAGTTTGATTACCTGCTGATGTCTTAATACCTCTAAATAGTATGTCTGATTGATTGCTTGTATTTAATACTTCTGCTTTGTTTACGCTAAAGACATTTTCAAATCCCAATAGCCCTATCTTTTCTAAGAACTCAGGAATGATTGACAAATGAGCTGATGTCATTGTAAATCGTGTAAAGAGTATTCTAATACCCTTCGCCATTGTAAGCAAAGTTAAAAAAGCAGTAACGGCAAATGACTTACCTGAACCTCTACCACCTGTGATTATGAAGTATCTAGCATCAGATGAAAAGAGTGCTTG